AACACTATTAGTGGCATATCCCAAATAAATTACTGTCCCAGAAAATTGAATACAAACTGAATTTTTACAAAAATTATAATTAGTATCCGAACCTCTAAAAATAAATAACCATTCTGTCATACCACTAGAATAAGTCCAATCTACTTGAAAATTATCACTATAATTAGTGTTAGAGTGATATTCAGATAAATCACTTCCAATAAAAACAGCTTGGTTTAAGTTGTCAAATCCTGAATTAGCATCTATAAAAACATCATCTGAAGAAGTGGGGACTGTTTCTCCACCAGAACCTCCTGAAGTAGCTGACCAGTGGGCAATTTGACTATAAAAACCAGTTCCTCCAATCCAGTATCGATTACTCATTTTGTTCTCCTGAAAATGTTATATTTGCCATATATAATTATAGCAAAGCTTTTAGCTTACGATGTAGTGCTAAATGACATTTTCTACATAAAGTTATTCCATTATTCACGTCAAATCTTAATTTAGGATAGTTTTTGAAATCTTTAATATGATGAGCAATTATTTGGTGTTCATTACAATGTTTACCACATTCTTGACAGCTAAAATGATCCTTTCTATAAACCATTAACCTCCATTCCCTATATTCCTTAGAATGTCGAATACTTTTCAATTGTCCAGTGACTCCACCTTTCCAGTTCCAATGATTTTTACCCATAATTTTTTCATTTCTAGTATTACTCTTGCTAATATTCTTTCGCCACTCATCAGTAAATTTTCTCCTTTTTCCTTTCATTGTATGACCAACTACATATTTTTTTATCCTTCCTTTATTATCATATTTTGGTATTTCTGTACCACACCCACAAGCACACAAAATAGTTTCAGATGAATGACGGTTAATATTAAATTTAGGATGATTTTTACCAGAATAAAATTTATGACGACAATCTAAAGAACAAAATTTGACTTTTGTCATACCATCTTTTGTATTACGTCGAAATTTTTTACCGCAGTTTTTACAGGTAACAATTCGAGGAACTTTCAAAAAAGAATCATTAGTACATCCAATAGAACAAAATTTTCTATTTTCCCAATCTTTTATACTACAGTTAACTTTTTTAAAAAATATTTTATTGCAAATTTTGCAGTATTTATAAAGAGGCATGCTGTATTATACAGCACCAAGAGTTATAGTTCAAATCATCATGATGCACCGAAGGAAATAGTCCACGTTACTACCAAACTATCCCCAGCTGCCTTATTTTTTACATCAAAATCATCATAAGCCATCATTGTAGTATTATTATCTCCAAGCATAATTCCAGCTTCAGTAATTGCTCCTGTACCAGTTCCGGCAGGGAATGTGGCAACGTAGACAATATCATTATCAGCAGCTCCAGTGCCTTGAGTTGTCGAATCTAAGGCTACTCTAGCTAATGCAGTGGCTAATCCAGTAGAAGCAGAATCTTGACCAGTACCAGTACCAATTCCCATATATCCGATAGCAGCATCACCCCCATCAGATAAACAATCAGCTACGTGAGCATCCATTAATTCCGTAATAGTATTCGCTTTATCTATAACAGCTTTTATTTCTCCATCTTTAGATATTAACTCGGCATGGAAATGACCTTTTATTGGAAGTTTAGAATAAATCATGATTCGTAATAAATATTAACTTTGAATGTCCTATTGGCGGTTTGACTGCCACTAGTTACTATTCCGATAGTAACAGTTCCATGTAATGGTAACTCAAGTGGGATATTATTAGCATCTATATAAGCAGTAGTAGTGCCACTTTCAGCAATTGAAGCCTTTGAATAAATAGTTCCACTATCTGAATCGGTTAATGAAAGGGTGACAGTATCACTAGAATCGAGGTTAGGAACAACAATTGAAATACCCCTTAACAACCCATTAATATCAATAGTGTCAGTAATAGTGGTGGCATTAGTAGCATAGGCTAAAACCAATTGTTTGCTTGTTTTAATTATTCGCATAATTAATTATACATTATTCCAATTAGATTGTGTCAAGATTTTGTTTCTCTCAAAGCATTTTTCCAAAGTTTAGCATAGTATTTGTTACGCTGAGTTATTTCACTATTATAATCTTTCTTTTTTCTTTCTTCATGACGTTGATTATAAAAATCTAATATCAAACCGACATTAATTGAACCGACAATACCATCAATTTTACCTGTTTTTTCTAATCTTAATAAAGCTCTTTCTAAATCAATTGGGGGTAATTTAGTTCTTATCGCCTTTATTTTCCTTACTTTGAAGGGATTGAGTATTTTTGGTTCGTAATCCATCTTGAAAACCTAAATGATAACCTTCTGACTTAGATTTTGCCATTAATCCCAACATTTGAAGTAAATCCATAGTTTTGAAATGGCTACAAATATGATCCCAATGAGTCCAAACCTCAAACCCAGCTTTTTTACATCTAACACAAAAAGCCATATCATCATTAGTAATTAAAACCCCGTCTTCATCAAACATATCAGAAAAAGGAGATTTAATCTTTTCCAAAACCTTACGTTTAATAAACATACAACCAGTAGCCAAAGCATCTATTTGCTGTAGACCTTCCCTATTTTCAATAGGACATTGAATAAAAGCTATTTTTTCAGGCCATTTAGGGCTAAATATATAGGCATGAAAATGAATTCCGTTATCATCTCTCCCTGGGTAAATTGCCCCAATTACATCTTTATCATATTCAATTAAATCAAAGGGATTTTTGAGTGGTGGGTTGTCATCATCTAGCATAAATAAAATGTCCCAATCTCCTGCCAAAAACTTCTTGGCAATCTTATTACGATTACTAGAAATAGGTCTATCTGATGGTTCAAAAAAAGTAAATTCATATTTATCCAACCGTTCTTGCATCCAATTCATTAATTGCATTTCTAACCCTTGAGAGACATGTCCTTGGTGAAGGAGATTTACCATGATTTTTAGTTTCGACATGACTTATTATAACACGACCCCCATTATGGGGGTCAAGTGTTTATCCAAATTGATTATTTTTCAACAGGTTTTGCGGGTTTTTCAGGATTTACCAGTTTTTGTAAGGCACGGTATTCACCTTGCAAACGGAGTTGCTCTTGGTCTACCTCGCTAATTTGACGTTGAAGAATTCTTCCTTGCTCTAAAAGTTTTTCACGTTTTACTTTTAATTCATTGAATTTATCTTCAGCTTCTTTAATGCGTTGTTTAAGATTAGCTTCCATTTTAATTCACCTTCCTTTTATTAAACTAATAACCATCTTATCTCAGTCTACCATAAAGATAAACTGAGTAAAAAAGTTAACCCTTTTTAGGACAAGGCGACTTCAACCCAACCCCCAGCTTCTTTGATAAGAAGTTTGTGATCGAATTGATTGTAAACTAACGAACCGACTGGAGTACCAGTATCACCTGGATCACCCGTGTCTGTTTTCACAGGAACAGTTAATCCAATACCGTTGGCTTGGTCTTGAGCAAAAGTAGCTACAGCACCAGAAGTAATTACCAAGTCAGCAGTTGCCGACACAGTAATAGTTTCCGCACCATGGTCAATTGTCAAAGCAGCACCACTAGCAGTATTAAAGATGACGTTAGTATCAACATCAGAACCGAACTTAATATTGTCATTAGCTGTAACAGCATCAATGTCAACATCAGCTCCGTCAAAGTCAATAGTTAAACCATCTTTAGCGACAGAGGTTCCACCAATAGCCAAAATAGAAGCACCCGTTAAACGGAGTTCCATTTCAGACTGATCCCAATGTAAGTATTTACCTTCTGTATCACCGTAGGCAATAAAATCACCTGCAGTACCATCAACACCCAAAGTTAAGTCTTCATCGATTTGAACCTTACCATCATCAATATGGAGAGCCTCCAAAGCTCCGTCAGCCTTAATGTAGACTGCGTAACCAGAAGTTGATCCACCAGTTGAAGAATCAGTAATATGCAAAGAACTACCAGTAGCACTGGCAGCAGTTTGACCTGTTTTATCAATTTGGACTAAATGAGCATCAGCGTTAGCTAAAATACCGTCACTGTCGATTTGCAAGAAACCAACACCAGCAGCACCTAACCATCCATTTGCAGAGGTACTACCGTCAAGTCGTAACCCGATTGCAGTTCCAGAAGCAGCTGAAATAAATTCAAAGCCATTAGTACCAGCAGCCCCGCCAGTAGCAGATACAGAGTATCCAGTACCAGCATTGGTTAATTCTATGCCATTAAGATCACCTGTAGCATCCTGATCTATCAAGAGAGCAACACCTCCAGTAGTATGAGATTGTTCAATCTCAAGAACTGGATAAGTTCCAGTATCATTGTTTCTTTTAATAGTATTACCTTCGTCATTATTAGTGTCAAAAGTAAAAATACCATCATCTAAATCAATGTCTCCTGCAGTGATTTGAATATCACCCGCAGATACAGTTAAAACATCCGTAGAGGCGACACCAGCGATTACAGTAGCACCATTGGCACCAACTGAAAAATCGTTAGCAGAACCATCATAACAACGAATATATTTACCTGTAGAACCAATACCATCACTATCTAAGTACAACATATCACCAGTGGTTAAAGCATCAGCTGTAACAGCCAAGACCTTTCCAGAAGTAACACTCGACCCAATAGCAATATCAGTATGGGTTGTTCCCGCAAAAGACCAAACAGCACCATTTTCAGCGGTACTGTCAGTCCAATTAAATTGCCCATCACTAATGGTGAAATTACCAGTAGG